ATCAACCTCATTCTTATATGCGGCTTTCGCAGACTTGGATTGAGGCATGGGTTTAGTTGCAAGAATTTCTTTTCTTGCTGTATTAGCAAGACTTTTCAATCTATTAGAATGATTAGCATAAACCTCTTCGATTGGTGTACCGGATGATAACGTATGTGCATCTTTTGTTTCAGCAAGTCTTTTAGACTTTTGCATCTCGGTAACAAGTTTGCCTTGTTTGTTAACAAAAGATTTGCCTATGTTCTCATAAACTTTTTCACCAGTCTTCGGGTCTATAGGCCCACCTTTACTTAGAGGGCGAGGCTTTCTTTTAACAACCCAATGTTGCGATCTAGCTCTAGAGATTAAAGTAGAAGCACCACCGTCTTGGTATCTAGCCCTTAGAGCAGGAATACCATTATCAATGGCCGATTGTTTATAATTAAGATTATGCTTGACTGCATCGATAACAACCATAGAATGTCGAACCGCACGTGCAAGTTCTTCAGGATTAGCTCCACGAATTGTCATGTCTGTAATAAGGTTTGAAATCTCACCCATCTGAATTTGCTTATGATGTTCGGTCATAGATTTCATACCAGGATATTTTGGATACGCACGTTGTGGATCAAAGTTCTTTAATCCTTCTAAAGCGGGCGACGTCTTTATCTTACCCGTATTATTAGGAATTACAAGAACAGTATCACCATCAAAGTCAGCACCAGACAATCGAGAAGCCACCTTTGGGTTAATCCCTACGGCATCCTCGGCAAGACCCAATAATTTCTTTGCGTCTTTGTGACGATTATTAACAGTCAGTTCTGGGATCTCAAAGGTTCCTCCATGTGGATACCGAATCAAAGCAACGCGCTCACCATTGTTAAAGCTTGGTGCATAGATTTCAGTTTCTTTCAATGTAGGAACAGGAATGAGAAGATGCGTTGATTGCCTTGGAAGAGCAGCAGCTTTAAGATAAACAGCCGAAGAATCTGTGTCATCAGCAAATGACTCTAACAATTTCTTCTTAACAGCAGGATTTGTTAATGCTTTTATTTCATTAAACTCTTTAACTCTACGATTATATGTAGTGTCCAACTGTTGTTTAGCCAAAGACACATTTTGTTTTGATAAGACCTGAGATGACAGAGATTTGGACCATCGGTCCCAATCACCCTGTTCATTCACCATGTTCATAACTGATGTAACTTTAGGCTTTCCATCTTTATCAACACTTATGATCTGTCTGGAAATTGAAGAACCAAAAGGATTCTCTGGATCATCTTCCATTTTCTTCAACGCATCAAGCTTATTACCTGTATTTAATTTATTAGTATTGAACATAAGGTCAACACCATCAGGAAGATCATCTTTGTAAATAGCAACACCTTTAATGTAGTGTGTACCATCTACAGCAATTCGAACCTGAGCATAAAGATTAGATCCCATTGAACAATCTTTAACTCCAGGTCGAACATAGATGACACCATCGGCATCTTTTCCACCCTGATCGCCATACCTAATAGCAACTCGAGATGAATCAATATTCAAAGGTGGATGTAGTTTATCCGAAATCTCTTTTGATTGATAAGAGAATGGTAGTTGAATCTGGTCCCTGTTTTTGAAAACTTGACTATACGGTGTTCCGGGAGGAGCTAAAACTTTAATGGAAGTTTGCTGACCAGTACCAAGCTGTTGAACTTTAACATAATGAACAGTATAGCCTTCTTCTTGCAACATGGCAACGGCAGTACTAAGTTTGTTTCGTGAAACACCCATGTGGTGTTCAACACCAACACTGATGTCAATGTAGTTTTTATCAGCAACTTGCTCTTTAAGACTATTCGCGGTTAGCATAAGAACGTCGTTTTTGTTTTTTGCACCAGGAGCAAGCAACGTTCTTATTGTTGGTTCCGGAATACCCATACGTTCACTAATAGCAACATTCGACAAGCCCTTATCTTTTAGACGCTGAGCCATAGCAATGTCTGCTGCCTTAGCTTCATTCTTAGCAATTGCTTTTTGTGCCCGAAGTTCGGTTGTCGTAAGCCCAAGACCCCTAGCAATCTCAACCTCGCTGAGACCTTGTTTTCTTAAGTCCTTGATGTATCCAAGAAAGTCTTTGTTACGAGTAGTCGCATTTCCACCAGAGCCCCATGGGTAACGACCAGAGTGTCGGGGGGTTCCGTAATGTTCAATGTACTCAGACTCATCCAAAACAATCACGAAGCCACCTCCTTTTTTATCTCTTCAATTCGACGGTCAAAGACAATTATCTTATCCATTAAATGCATGATATCATCTGGATCGGGTTCGTAAATTCTTGCTTCGTTCGATTGATAGATTCTAAGCTCGATTCCAATTTCAAACGGTGTCATTCGATACTCAAGACAAAACAAAGCAGCATAAACTTCAAGCTGTCTTTCTGATGTAGGGTTGATGCCGGTCTTTAAATCATGTACTCGTAAAAGCCCTTTTTTGAATCCTATAGCATCAGCAGTACCAAAGCAATTTACAGAATAGTAAAGAATCTGCTCTGGAGACATTCGATAACCAATAGCATCATTCACATACATGTTTAAAGTTGAAGCTGTGCGTGGAAGTTTAACACCAAGACGAATTGCTTCATGCGCAAAAGCATGGAGTTCGTTGCCACGTTGCACAGCAAGTGCGGCCATATAGGTTCTTTCTATTTTTTCTTCATCATAGTTTGTCCAATGATACTTACTAGCGCTTAGAAAAGCGTGACGACCGTGCAGATCGGAATGCTTGTTGAAGATCATATAATACGTCCTCTTCATTTTCAGGACAAACAAATGCCGCATAAGACATGTCGTGCATTTGTTGTATATAATACTCTTGATTGGGACGACGAGGCGAATTCGAGGATCGCTTAGTCTCTAGTGCAGCCCATTTGTTTTTGAACAAGATTATTAAATCAGGCACACCTTGCAAATAAGTTGGGTCGTTTTTTAAAATGATACAACCAGCAAACATTTCAGAAATTCTGGAAATGAGATGTCTTTGAAATAAACTCTCACGCATCCTATTTAATCATCTCACGCATTGGCGCACACATGTATTTGTGGTGAATAACGTTCTTTGTCTTGTGAACTTCTTTATCAACAAGATTGTGTCTACCACAAAAACACCAATTGTATCTATCGGCATGGCTTGAACGCCATAAAGTTGCAAAAATCAAAAAGGATCCACCAATCCAAATACCAATTAAAGCTATGGCTACGTCCCAAATGTCCATTATTTCACCTCAAATCCCTTATATGAAGCTTCAAAATAAAAATGCTTGTTTCACTCTATTCTATTATAACCTACGATTAAATATATGGGTAATATAAATGTCACACAACTTCGAAAAGAACATGATCTGGCCAAACAGTTTCATTAAAATCTATTGATCGAACTATACTACTCTCCAAATAGCCAAAAAACATAGATGCTTCACGAACCGATTCAAACAAATCACCAGTATCTATTCGTCTAACCTTGACATAAGGAAGAATTTCATCCATTTTTTTCTCACGATGATATTGAAGTGCAAACCATCGAGGACGCCATAGCAAATTTTCCACATTACAGTTTGACCTATCACCATCTAACTGAATTGGTGTATCGAAAGGCCACCCGATTTCATTCGGTAAATAATGTTGTGCGACTAAAACAGGAATAGACCGTCTACGGACGCGTTTATCATCTTGCACCAACCCAACGGTCGGAATCCCATTCTGTATCAAAGATCGCACCATACGTCTATTTGTTTTTGTATCTCTAACATCACCTCTATTTGAGATTTCATACCTTGAAAAATCAATAATAGGCATCCATACCTCAGACATAATCCTCCAATCAAGAATTGAAAATGATCTTGTGACACAAAAACACAAAAAAAATGCGTAAAACTTTCTCACAAAATGACAGTAATATAATTCTATAAATTTATATTAATGTATTATTGAGAAAGAGTTTTGACTCATATTTGTGTTTTTTTGTGTCAAAACAGTCATATAAATCGGACATTTTAGGACATTTCGGGCAGAAAATTTATATTAACTTTTGAAAAAAAGTTGTTTTTGAAATTTTGAGTTTTTTCAAAATTCCTTAAAAATTTACATAAAAAATTTATATTAAGTTTGGAAGTGTAGGTAATATAAATTCATGAGGTGTTCAAACTAGGACAAAACGGACATTTCGGACTCATTGAAGTTCTTTTTCTGTTTTAGAGAACGCATTATAGCAGTGTCTATCATACTCTTACTGATGAAGATATAGTACTGTAGTTCAGTAAAGGTCGTATTTAGCCGGTCTATTCTTCCTTTAGCTTGATGAAACATCTTATAAGAGTATGTCAGGCTGTAGAAGACCATAATATTTGTATCGGTACAATTCCAACCCTCGGACCCGGCAGCATACTGCACAAGATAAATCCATCGATCAGTATCAGGTAAGGGTTCGTGCTTATGACCATTCCATTCAGCCACAGTGGTGTATTTTCCAAGGGTTCTCAACACCTCTAATTCATAATTAAAGTTATAGAATACTATTATCTTCTTATGTTTTTTCATCAGATCTCGAAGAGCATGTAAACGAGACTCGTCTGAATTGACAATTTTACGCATTACGTGAAAAAGTTCAGAGACGTCTCGAATGGGTCTGTCTTCCCAAATATGCCA